CGAATCGCAACACTATTCTAAAATCGCACCTAACAGACTCCAGTTCCGAAAGTCTTCCCCAAGACTTTAGAACAATCCAAATTAAAGCTGGACAAAAAGTGATTTATAATCAGATTGTCAAAAAAGAAAAAAATCACTATTTGCTAGAAATAAAGCCCCCGATTGAGGGTAAATTTAATTGGTACGCTTTTGCTAGTCACTTTGACGATCCTAATCCCTCGGTAGTCCGCAGGGATCAAGTTGAAGGTGTGTTTGACAGGCTTAACAATAAAATTACTGATTTTCAGTTTCAAAAATTGGATGAGTGCCTTAAGAGATTTGACATTACCACAGTACAAAGAGTTCGACATTTTTTAAGCCAAATAGCCCATGAATCAGCAGGATTACGGTACATGGTAGAAATCCACGACGGCTCAAATTATGAAGGACGAAAAGACTTAGGGAATACCAGACCTGGTGACGGCAAAAAGTTCAGAGGTGTAGATGCTCTTCAAATGACTGGCAAAGCCAATTATCAGGCATTTGCTAACTATATAGACGATCAGCGTGTTATGCAGGGGTGGTCGTATGTCAGCGAAAGATATTTATTTTTACCATCTGGGTTTTGGTGGATGAATAACAAAATGAATGAGTTGTGTGACCGTGGGGCAACCGTTGAACAAATTACCCGTCGTGTCAACGGTGGTACAAATGGACTAGCCGAAAGAAACCGATATTATGAAAGGGCTTTAAAGTTTATCCAAGATATTGACAATTCAAAAAGTAACCTGTAATATTTAGTTAAGACTAGAGGTTGTCATGAGAAAAGAATTTCGTCCGTTAATACTAGAGCCAGTAGAAAACTATCCAGAATTTGTTAACTGTTACGAGATTATTACAATTACTCACTGTCCCCTAGAGGATTGGTATGTAGTGGATGTGACTTCAAAAGTGGGGATTGCAATATCCAATAAAGCAGCTAAGGCTTTATTGGAAGCGTTAACTACCGATTTATTTTTTTCCGATGATGACATTGACGAAAGAAAAGTTTTGCGGAGCGATGGGACATTTGCTAGATTTTTTTAATATTTAGATTTCTCCTTGGGTGATTTAAAACAGACCATCAACAAAATGGTCTGTTTTCTTATATCATAGAAATAGTACATGGCAGTTCTAATGGCAAAAAAGAAGAAAAAGGATGACAAATTAAGAGGCTCTCAGCGATCCCTTACTTCACCTGGTATCGTGTCAGTATCGCGTCGGTACGATTTGGAGATTACGGAAAATCCTATTCGTGATCCGAGAATATCAAGAGAATTAATCGAACTTAATCAATGGTGCTATGAAGTCATCCACGCTCTTGACATGGCCGCTTCTGATACCTTTGCATCTGATGATGGAGACGATCAGGGATGGGTAGTAGCCAAAACCCTTGATGATGAAGAAACTCCTATTAACTCAGAAGTGTTTGCCATTGCAGAAGATATTAGGTTAAGAAAGCAGAATTTTTCAACCTACATGATTGGTGGGGATAGACTCAAGAAAGCCCTAAGATGGGCATTAGGGAAAGGAGAATGTTTTCTAGAGTTGGGCATTGAACGAGAAGGGTTATCTGCCAACAAGTCTAAAGATTTTGGTGTAGCAAAGACTCTTTATTTACCTACCTTTGAGATGTTTAGAAAAGAAACAGATCAAGGGGAACTAATTGGTTTTGAGCAAAGAAAATATGTCTCGGAGTCTGACCCTGATTATTTTTTTGAACCCTATAAAATCTGTCATATTCGCCATGAACCTGATTTTCTTTATGGTCGCTCTCTTTGGTTAGCTTCTTTAGATGCTTGGGCCGATGTTAAACAGGCTTTTGATAATTTGATTAGGGCATCTAATGACTTAGGAGTTTCTCCGACTCTGCATATTATGCCAGGTATTTCTACCGAGCAAGAAAGAATTTATGGGCGAGAATTAGAAATCCGTAGAAAAAGCGGAATAATATCCGACCATATTCTCAGCTATCCTGGGCAAGATATTCGTAAAATGGCTAATTTTAACTCTGATTTAACAGGGTTAATTGATACTCTTTTGCAATGCCGGTACAAGCTAATTATCCCTGGATTTCCGACCTATTTCTTCCCAGGATTAGAATCAAAAGGGGGAACTAAAGAGTTATCCCGGTCGCCTGATCGTCGCTATTCTAGGATGAGATACGGATGGTGTCAACTTCTTAGCGGTGCTATCAAACAGGTAATTGATACAGAAATCATTCTCAGAAAAGGATTGGATTTTTATGCCGAAAATGCTAGAAATAAATATCGGATACTGTGGCCAGAATGGAGTGAATCTATTGATGGTATGTCTGGGGGAGAAGTTGAAGACACTGACTCTGATTTAACCGATGAAGAAACTAATAAACAACCTGTTAAAAAAAAATAAATATAAATCAAAATGATTAATCAAATTATTCACGGTGATTGTTTTGGTGTTTTAAAAAATATTCCTGATAGTTCTATTGATTTAATCCTAACCGATCCTCCTTATGGACTTTCGTTCATGGGGAAAAATTGGGATCATGGTGTACCCGGTGTACAGTTTTGGATTGAAGCTTTACGAGTCGCTAAACCAGGAGCGCACCTATTTGCTTTTGGTGGGACTCGTACTTTTCACCGATTGGCAGTAGCGATTGAGGATGCTGGTTGGGAAATCAGAGATACCATTATGTGGGTCTATGGGTCGGGGTTCCCGAAATCGCTGGATGTGAGCAAGGCGATTGATAAAATTGCAGTAGTTGAATGTCCTGCGTGTAATGGTACAGGAAAAGTACGCGGAGCGGAGCGGGAGGTGGTAGGCTCAAAAGTCGTCCCCGATATGCGCGGTGGCAACTTTAAAACATCAGATGGCCGTCGTATGTTGGCTAACATCACCGCCCCCGCCACCCCTGAAGCGAAGCAATGGCAAGGCTGGGGGACTGCTCTAAAACCAGCTTTTGAACCAATCATTGTGGCTCGTAAACCTCTCACTGGCACGGTAGCTGAAAATGTCCTACAGTGGGGAACTGGGGGGATTAATATCGATGGGTGTCGTGTGGAGTGTGAAGGTAAGCCAGTTTTCATCAATGGTGTTGACCGTGATAGAAACAGATCAAGTTACGACACTGGTGGCAGTAATCGAACGGGTAAAATAACTACACAAGGCCGCTGGCCTGCCAACTTCATCCACGACGGCAGCAAGGAGGTGATGGGGTTGTTTCCTTCTCCGCACGGCGCTGGTTCAGTACGAAGCGGCAGCATCAATCCAAGAGCAGTAAATTATAACGGAAGCGTACCAGTCGCGCCTATTGGAAATACTGGAAATATGCACCGTTTTGGCGACTCTGGCAGCGCTGCCCGCTTTTTCTATTGCGCTAAAGCTAGTAAATCCGAACGCGGTGAAGGTAATATTCATCCTACGGTAAAACCACTAGCATTAATGAAATATCTCATAACTCTAGGATTACCTCCGGGTGGGACGGTCTTAGACCCTTTTTGTGGTTCTGGCACTACTGCATTAGCCTGTAAAGAATTGGGTAGAAATTATATCTGTATCGAGAAAGAATTAGAATATTATCAGATAGTTTGTAACAGATTAGACCAACCTATAGAACCTATTCCAGATGAACCGATAGAAGAACCAGTAGATAATTCTCCATTACAGTTAAAACTGTTTTAAATTTGATAAAATACAGTAAAACCAAGAGATAATTATGACAAATCTAAAAGCTTATGTTGTTTCCGATTCTAATGATAGTCAGGTCGTTAACATAACTGAACTGGAGGTTATTGAAGCTTTAAAAGATGAGGTGTCTAAGCTAAAAGCTCAGATCGGTGAACTTAACAAAGCAGAAACAGAAGCGTAAGTGGATTAGGGAACTGACAAGAAATAACTCTTGACTGTCAAGAGTTTATTATTTAATTTAAAGAGAAAATTCATGAATAACAATAATTTTGGCGCTATTATCGAAGATTTGAGTATCGAAGACTTGAGAGCCGAATACGCCGAATTAACCGACTCATACGATAACCTGATGTTTGATTATAAAACATTAAAATTAAAGGTAAAAATGTTGATGTTTGATTATGAAACATTAAAATTAAAGGTAAAAATGTTAGAAATTAAAAACCGTAACCTAAAAGCTAAACTCAATAAATCAGAAAAAACCCAAGAATTAGTTTATGACGGATTAGGAGATAAATAATATGACGGATAAATTCAACCCAAAAGATAAAAAGTCAAGTAAACTTACTAAAAAGATGAGTAAAGAAGAATGGGAAATGCGAAAACCACTGCCGCCAGAAATATTAATTTCTTCTTTACAAGAACCGGTTCATAAAAACATTGGATGCTCTAAATTCGTTAAAGCATCGAAAAGCCCGATAAAACCATCGAGAGTAGAATTAGATCATGACAGATAAATTCAACCCAGAAGATAAAAACCTACAGCCAATTAGTCGGTTGCTAGAGAGAGCCGAAGTAACAGCCGATGACATCCAAAAAGCTATCGATGACTGGAAAAAGAAACCTCCGGATGATGAATTTAAAAACCTATTAGAACCCGAAATAAGCTATGAGTGATTTTTCTTTTAACTCTGGTACTCGACGCTATCGAGACAATAGAACGGGGAGATTTGTCTCTACTGAAAAAGTTAGACAAATCTCCCAACAAACTATTAATGCCCGTACTCAAAAAACAGATAAACTTACCCGTGACCTTTTACAGAACAAAATAACTGTTAGTGAGTGGGAAGAAAAAATGTCTTTTGAGATTAAAAACCTAACTATTCAGCTTTATCGAGTTGGTAAGCCCGATATGACCAATTCTGACTATGGCAGGATTGGTCAGATGCTTAGAACACAATACGCACGATTAAGAAAGTTTTCCCGTGATATTATTCTTGGTACTCAATCAGAGGCTCAAATAATCAACCGCTCTAAACAGTACGTTGCCAAGTCTAGGGAAGCTTTTGAGGAGGGAAGCCGGAGAGGACACGCTCTAGTCAACAAGTGGGAAAAGAGAATAATTACCAAAAAAGAATCTTGCCAAGAGTGTCTTTTTTATGAAAGTGCCGGCTGGCAGCCTATTGGAACACTCCCCCGACCGACTGAAAGATGTACTTGCCGGGCTAATTGCGGCTGTTACTTTATTTTTTCTAACTCTAGGGAACGACCTACCCAGAATATGCTTTCGTTAAACTTTGGCTGGACGAAATAAAAAACGCAGGGTATCAATCCTGCGCTGTTTCCTCAGCTATACACTTTCTATGGAGACAAATATTTTGTATTGAAATTTTATATTTATAGGTTGGGCTGGAGACGACACTATTAATATACATCAACCAACCATAAACGTCAAGTCTTTAGATAGAATTATTTATATAAGTATTTTTTATTGACATGGAACTAGAACTAACCCGCACTGAATTAGAGATATTGCTACAGACCCGTCATCCTACCGACGAGGAGATGTCGTTAATCAATCAATTCAAACCCTACGGACTCGATCCGTGGGAATCATCGGAACTGATGCGATTTGCTTTAATTGCTTCAAATAACTTAATTCACAGTTCTGGCCAGGTATGGGATAAAAATGTTTTAGAAACCATGGTAGCTAGTTACCCTGGATGCGCTTTGATGCTCGATCATGAGTGGGAAGATCAGACCAAAACTTTTGGGATGATCTATGATTCTTTTATTTATTCCTTGCCTCGTGTAAGCAAGGAAGGGATAGTACGAATCCTCGAAAAATCTCCTAATCCAAACGAAGATTATCGAATAATTCAAAAAGACGGCTACCATCAGGTCTTGGTCTTTGGATTCACAGAAGCGACTCACCCGATTATTTCAGAAATTTCCTATGGCAGAAAAGCCGATGTTTCAATGGGGGGAATTTTTTATGGCGAGTCGATTTGTCCTATCTGCGATATTCCTTACAGTGATCCTAAATGTCCCCACTACCCCCCATATATGGCAGGGCTAGTAGATGAAGAAACGCTAACCCCTTACTATCGCCGTTCCGGAAAAATGGATTCTATCGAATGCAGTTTTGTTGCTAGTGGCAATTGTCGCCAAGCAAGATTAATAGATTCCCGTCCTAATACTTTTGTTTTTACCTAAAATAGAAAGTTCTGTAGTACAATTATATCTAATAGTTAGTGATCAGCAATCAGTAATGAATACCCTAAAAGAAATTAAACGGGTTACTCCCGTACCTATTAAAGATTCAGTAGAAGGGAATGATGCCCCTTCTCAAGAGGAAGTCTTTACCTTGACTAAAAAAGCGGCTTTTCGAGGTGACCTAAAGTCTTCTGATGGTGGTGGTGTACCAGTTAAAAATTCTGACCTCGAACCTGCTCCCGTTACTGCTACCGCCCCCGCGCCAGCTTTTGACCCCAAAATGCTTCAAGAGATTGTACAAAATACCGTGACGGCAACCGTAGCTTCAGTAAAGCAGGCAATGGAATTAGACAAACAATCTGCATTAGAGTCTCAAAAACAACAATTTGAAACTACAAAAGCTACCCTAGAAGCTTCTCTCAATTCTGCCACGGAAGCTATCCAAAAATCTAATGAAAAAATTGCTCAACTAGAAACTAAAATCACTGAGTCAGAAAAAGCGATTAATAATTTTGCTGACTTAGGAAAGCTTTACGGTAGCCAAACACCAGAAAAAATGCAGTTGCCTAACTTCAATAAAACCGTCGCTCATGATGCTGATAAAATTACAGGTGCGCTTGACGAAACCTTTGATTTGATTGAAGACATTCAGAAAAATTCTGGTGTAATCTATTCGGCTCCTGTAATGGGCGGTAATCAGACAGTAAACCTGTACGATAAAGTACGATTAGATCGCCATGTTAAAAATAACCGGCAACAGATTGTCGACTCTTTAGATGATTGGGGCCGCAAACAAGGCTGGTTCAGAGGGACTCGTTCGGCTCCTGTAATGGGCGGTCAAGTTTCAAAAAATGCCCCAACGACTGCGGCGGATTTGCCTCCGTTTTTTCTTGACACTTTGTCAGCAATTCTCCGTACAACTCAAATCCCTGGGTTTGCCTTTTGGCAGATTCCTAATTACGCATTAGACTTTACGGCTCGTAATGGAACTGTTATCCGAATTCCTCGATTAAATTACTTAACAAGTTCCCCGTCGGTAAGCGATTATCAACTATCAGGAAAGGGTGAGTATGCTGATCTGACTTCTGAATCAGATAATAATAGTGCGTCTAGCGTATCGGCAGAAATCTTTGAATATGGGCGCGGTAAAGTAGGTGCTTCTACTGCAATCCGACCTGTTTCTATCCCAACTTTCACTGAATATTTTAGTGCGATGGGAATGATTGATTGGATGCAGAATACGCTGTATTACGACTATGCAAGTTTTGATAATACCATGATCAAAACGATGCTTGATAGTACGTCACTGCATTTGTATAACAAAAAAGGCAGTCTTGTTACTTCTCCCACTGGACTATCGGCAACAGGAGATGAAGGAACTTTTACCAAAGGATTCTTGCGGCGATTATATCAATATGCCCACGATAACAGGTTCCATATGTATCCCGACCAGACGTATTTGTTATTCCTAAATTCGACTCAAATTCTGCAATTAAAAGAGAGTTATAATGACGATTGGCAAGCAAATACGACTCGCGATCTTGACGCTTTACTAAATATTCTCAATCCATCTTATATTCCCCCTGGGGATACTGGAAGGGTTAGCTCGTATTTAGGGTTGGTAGAAAAATTCCATATTTTTGAAACTGGCAATAGTGTCGGTGTCGGAGCGGCTGGTCAACCCGGTGTTCAAAGTGAAACATTGGGCGGTTCTTTAGGTGCTAAAACTACCCGTACTGGTTATTTAATTGGAGCCGGTGCGTTAGGTGTTGGTGTAGGGATGCCGTTTCAAATCACTTTTGATAATGTCACTCAATTTGATCGTCGGATTCGCGCAACTTGGTTAGCGTGGCTCGGCTACAAAACTCTTGACGTTGATCCCGTAGGTACTGGGGAAGCCTCTCAGCAGTTACGAGTAGCTGAATTACGCACCCTAGATGTAGCGGTATAAACTTTATCTTTCTAACAATTATGGCAAGCAAAGAAACCCTCGAAGAAACTTTACCCACTGTGACAGGTGGAACTAAAAACCTTCCCCCGACAAATGGAACCAATGAAGTTACTTACGGCAATCTGAAAGCACTAGGTTATCCAGTCTGTAATCGGTGTAAAGGTCAACTCAGAACTGATCTCGATCATCGTCCATTTTGTCCAGTCAAAGACACCAGTTGTCCTCTATTGAGCAAAATTTCCTAATGATTTTTAGCATCGATGACCTCTCTATTTTCGCACCATCGGTATCTTTATCAGAAGATGCCGTCACTGGTGCGATTTACTTTGTTCAATCAAT